AACTCTTTGATTACTTCATTTGAAAGTTCATGCATATATGTTGCAGTCTTATCATATTCTAGATAATCTGGGAACATATATTCAAACTCTCTTACAGGAATACCCCATTGATCAATCGCTGGATATCCGACAAGATTTCGATAATAAGGATTTAACTCCTTATCATCCATATATGTATCAATAAACCATTGTCTTAATAATTCGGTAAGTTTAGGTCTATATTCATCTGGGATATAATAATTGTCTTTGAAATTTTCATAAACCCAAAGCTCTTTTTCATCTAACCCAGCTTTTATTAATAAATCTCTAGGATATTGGATGCCTTTAAACATATCTAATTCGATATGATTTTCTATGCATGCAATATATAAAGATGCATTCCTTAGAGACTCAGTAGTTTCATATCTATCTGCTTTAGCCTGGTCTTTGATAATTGAATTAAAGGCCAATAGCTTAAGATTATATAACACCAAATCTATGAAAGGATTTTGAGTTGTCAATTTAGCCTCAGAAAAAGGTAAAGACATAGTAGCTTCTCCTTTCTAAATTCCTATAAAATTAATCTAATGTCAGAGATGGGCAGTTTTATAGGGATATGTCCTAATTGCAGCGGGCAACATACAAATAATTCCGTTAGTATTATAAAGGGAGCTAAACAGAATGTATACACAGACAAATGTATTTCCAAATGTATTTGTAGAGAATGCAGAGCATAATCCGCTCTTAACCTCTCCAAATTCAGAGTATGCAGTAGAATTTGCATTAACTAAAGAAGGGTCTTATGACCTTGATGAATATAAAGCATTTTTAGATTCAGCTATTAGAGAATTTAGACATAGTAGAACTTATAAGCATTATAAAGCATATCTATATTCTATTGGTTTGGATTGTTGCCAATTCCATCCTAATATTACAGCAGGTAATGATGAGGGTGAAGAGATGGCATCTTTAGAAATGCATCACTGTATGCTTAATATCTATGATATTGCTATTATTATTACAGAGCATATTTTAAATACCTATGGAGCTATTACTGAGTTTGATTTATCTGATCTATTAAGATATGAGCATACTCAAAATAATATTCCAGTAGTGATGCTTTGTAAAACATGTCACCAAATGTATCATCATAAATACCTATACGTTCATCCAGAAATGATCTTTGGTAAATGGTGGTCTTTATTAGAAAGATATCCTAATGGATTAAATAGGGATATCGCTTATAAACTTATGATGTATTTAAATAACTCTCTAGATGGTAAATATAAATTTAAAGAAGAACAAGCAAGTAAGCTCTTAGAACTAAGAGATAAACTATATGATTGGTCAACTAAACTAGAGAGGTAATTTAAACAATGGCACTATATAAAAAGATATATTTTGTATCGAAAGATAATATGGATGGAAAAGTCTTAACTCCTAGAGTTCCAAAAAATTTCCTTACAGATAATGGCTATGAAGATGCTACAACTAAAAGAGTTTGCTTTAGCTCTTCTATTAATGGATGCTTAATAGCCTTATCTCAAAATCTTGAGGGTAAAGAATTTTACGTTCATACTCCAGCAGATATGAATAGCCTAAAAATTATACATCCTTCAAAATCACAAGTCCCAGATGTAAACCATACTAAAGAATTATGGGTTGTAAACCCAGTTAAAATAAAAGCGTTTTGTAAAATTATCGTTGGTAAAGCAAAAGATAAACCGCTTATGTATAAGTATGGGGATAATAAAATAGCATACCTATATGCTTGGGAGTATACTAGAAAAGAACTAACAGACTAAAACACTAGAGAGGTAATTTAACTATGGCTGAATTCTATTCCAAATATGATAATTTTCGAAATAATATAAAATGGT